AGTTACATCAGAACTAACACCAGCAACCGAAGTTACATTAGAAGCTATACCAGCAACAGTTGTTACATTACTTGCAATTCCAGCAACAGTATTAATGTTTGTCTGGTTACTTGCAGAAACTGTAACTGTATTCCATGCTGATCCTGTATATACTTTCATAGCTCCAGCAGTTGTGTCAAAAAATAAAGCTCCTGTAACAAGAGCATCTCCATCATTATCTGTAGATGGCTCAGAAGATTTTGCTCCTAAATATCTGTCATCAAAAGAATCAAAACTATTGGCTGCCGAAGTAGCTGAACTTGCAGCATTTGTTGCTTGAGTAGATGCAGTTGATGCAGAACTAGAAGCAGCAGTTGCAGAACTTGCTGCAGCTGTAGCACTTGAGGCTGCATTTGTTGCACTTGTACTTGCACTAGAAGCATCTACTAATAAATCATATTTTGCTGAGTTTGCATTACTTGTAAGAGGTTGTGATCCACTAGAAGTATGAGCAGCATTAACAATAAAAATATTATTTGTTGATGTATCTTTGACTATATCTCTTTCATTATAGGCAGTAGTAGTTGCCCAGTTACCACGATTTGTACCTATTTCTTGTGTAAATTGTAAAGCATTACCAGAAGAATTTACGCTAAGTATTTTATTAGCCGAAAGCTCTGGAAATGTAAGACCAAAAGCTGTTGATGTTGTAGATGCAGCTTTAGGCGATAATTTAATATCTACTTCATTCTGTTGTATTAAGGCAACAAGTTTATCTAGTTCAGTATTAAGAGTTTCTATAGGAAATGTACCAGAACTAGGAAAATCACTTGTTCTTGATGTAGGTAGATTTCTTAGGATTGTATACTTATCATTTACTGTAGCTCCTCCACCTAAAGTTACATTACCACCTCCAGTAACACCAGCTCCAGTAACAGAATATTGAGCTGCACTACTAGGATTAGAAGCTAAAGTAAGTGTAGTATCTACACCACTAGATGTTTTTATTACTTGTAAGTCAGAATCACTAAAAAATTCAAATGGTACTGCAAATACAGTTTGTCCACCTGTAGCTGTATACTGTATTCTAGCACTTGTATCAGATATTTGTATACTCATCTTAAAACGTTTTTCTCCATACTATCAAATAATGAATCCAGAAACCATACATTTTGAAATGGAACAAGTCTACGCACATTCCTTGCTGTGTGATGGTTGTACTTACCACTACCAGCTGTCCAAACAATATCAGCAATATTTGCAATCTGTGATGCAGTTGGTCCTAATACATCTGGAATAGGATTATTTAGTAAATCTCTATATGTACCATAAGGTTTTTTTGCTCCAAGCAAAGGTCTAAGACCTATTTGATTATTTCCTAATCTTTCTATAGCATTATTAATATCTGAATATATACCACCAAGACCAGATCTATCAAAAGCATCAACAACTTTTTGACCAAATGGTTTTTTAGCATAACTTCTATTAAATGCTTTTTGTCTAAATGCATCTACCATAGCTCCAGCTCCTAATAATAAAAGAACACCACTAAAGAAATTAGCATCTCTTTCTTGTAATCCACGCATTAACATTCTTTGAGTAGAAGCCATACCGAACTTTTTAAATTGTAATAATACACCTCCCATTTCTGTATTTGCCCATAATGGTACATCTCCTTTTGATGGTGTAACAATATCTATATTTACCTGTTTACCTATTGCTGAGTGATAAACATCAGCAGCTTCTTTATCTACCCAAGATTCTGAGTTAGCTACTCTTATTTCTTTGTAATCATCTCCATTTACTTTGTGAGATGTTTTGCCATTTTTACCAACACCATATTTTATATATTGGTCATATATTCTTTTAGCCATATCATCTTCAATACCTAAACTTGCCATTCTAGCTTTATTTACTTTAGTTACTTTTTGACCTTTTGATATTTGTTCTGCTATTTCTATAAGTCTTGTACCATTAAACATAGAAGCAATACTTTTAACTGATGCGTTCCAGGGATTACTTAAATTTAAAAATGTAAAATATAAATTACCTACTGTACTAGCAGCTCTTTCAAATTTATTAAATACACCAAAAGCATCATCAATATCATACATAGAAAAAGCTCTTGAGCTATTCCACATATCTAATGCTTCTCCTCCAAGCTGTGCTGAATTTTTAGACATCTTTGCCATTTCTTTTGCATAACCACTTGTCATTACTTCCCAAGATAATCTAAATGTTTTTCCAACACCATTTACCATTATTAATCTTGCAGTATCTACTACTTGAGCAATACCTGTAAGCATAGTCATTGAGTTGTATAATTTACCTATTCTTATACCTCTACTAAATGCTCTATTAGGATCATCAGCTAATCCATATGTACCTCTAATTAAATGTATTGATGCATCTAAATCTTTTAGTATTTCTTCTTTTTGTTTTAATAATTTATTTTTTTGTACAACAGAAGTTGTTGCTTCTATCATTTCATCATATTCTTTTGCTATTTGTAAAATACCTTGTTTAAATGTACCATCTGGTGTCCATTTAGTTCCATAACCCATTGGATCTCCAAATATTTTTGTTATTTCAATATCTGGTATAGTTTGATTAAAATATAATTTTTGTAATAATTGTACATCTGTTTCAATAAAACCAGCATCAGCTAAAGCTCTATATCCATCTTTACCTATTTTTAAACTTCTTCCTTTAAATCTTGCAGATATTTGATTTATTTTATTTATAAATCCCTCTATATCTGGAGCTTCTTTTGCAAACTCATCAGAAAATTTGTTAAATGCTATTGTTGGTTGATAATATTTAAAACCCTCTGCTATTTCATCTATCTCTAATTTACTAGCTCCAGGCATAAACTTTGTAAGTATAGCTTTAAATTCATCAAATCTATTTGCTATAATATCTCTTTTATATAAAATATTTGTACCGAATGATTTAGACAAAGATCCATTAGCTTCTATATAATCTAATCTTTCTTGTATTCTTTGTCTTACAGATTGTAATTCTTCTTTCTTTTTTGGATTTTTTATATTTTTTAAAATGTCATCTATTCTTTCTAATTGTCTTTCTAGATAAGTTTGTGGTATTTTAAGAGCATCATATTCTTCTCCAATAGTTTTGTATAATCTTTGTACTGGTCCTGTTGCAGCTTTTACAGCTTCTGGTACTACTTCTTCTTCAAAACCATGTCTTGCTAACCATATTTGTTTTCTAAATTCTTTTGGTGTAAGTATGTTTTGTTTTGCAGCTCCAAATTTTGTATCAACAGATCTTTCAACAATATTCTGCTTGTCTAATCCCATTCTTTTCAAATATTCTGTATACAATGATTCAACTTCAACCATTGTTGATTTTATAAGTGGAGAAAATCTACTTTTTACTGATCTTTCTATATTAGGACTTGTAGCTAATCCTTTCCAATTTTTATTTTGTAACAAAGAAAACTCTAGTGTAGTTTCTATAAATTCTTGAGCAGAAGCTATACCATTTTTTAAAACTCTAAATACAGGATTAAATGGTCCATTTTCTCCAAATACACCCATACCAGTTGGAGATATTTTATTAAGATCTGTATAATCATCTTCATTCATTAATCTTGTACCACCTGGACTAGCAGCACTTACTGTACCTTTATTATTAAATGATGCATCATCAGCTTCATCATACATTTTTTGATAGTCATCAAATTTTTTTCCAGCTCTAGCATTTATTCCAGGAAACAAAGCTGGTAAAATAAAACCACCAGCAGATATAAGAACTGTATCAGATACAGGTCTATTATCATCAATATATCTTTTTGCTGTTTCTTCTAATGCAACTGTACTACCGAATTTTGCAGATCTAGCAAGTCTACTACCTGTAAAAGCATATCTTCCAGCTTTTGTAAAAAATAATAAACTTGATGGATCTAAAACACCACCAAGTATTCTTCCAACAATATAAGATGGACTACCAGATATTTGTTTTTGTTTTTTTAAAAAATCTTCTAATAATTTAGAAGCATGATATTCGTTTTTAGCGTGTAAAAAGTTTCCAATAAAAGGTTTATAATTTTTAAATTTAGGATCATTAAATACATCATAGTTTGGATCTATTTCATATTGTTGTCTTTCTTCATTAAAAATATAATCTACTGCATTTTTTGCAGCTAATCCTACTAAGTTTTCATCTAAAAAACCAGCTGTTAAATTTTGTATTCCATCTATAGCAGCTGGTACTCCTTTTGGCTCTTTAGGACTTTCATAAAAAGGAACAAATGCAGCTCCAGTATTTAAAAAAACACTAGGCATTATTATCCCATTTTAGGATTAGGTAAGTTATTTACAGCTCCTATTCCTTGATCCCATGAATTAAATAGATCAGATATTCTTTCAAATCTATGCATATAACCACCTCTACCATTTTGTTGATAGTATAAACCATCATTATATAATTCTTGTAAAATAGTAGGTCTGTTATTACCATATCCTTTTGTTGAAGTTTTATATCCTAAATGAATATCTTTGCCATTTCCATCTTGTTCATATGCTGAAAATGTACCTAAATACTGTGCTTTAATTTTAGGATCTGTTTCATTAAAATAATTATTAAGAGCTTCTTTCATTCTTGGTCCTATAAAACTTTTTGTTTTTTCTCCAAATCCACTTAAAAAATTTAGATCTACTAAAGCTACTGCTAATAAAGCATTTTCATTTGATGAAAGATTAGTAGGAAACATTGATTGTAGTTCTTCAAGTTTAGTATTTGCTATATTATAAAATATATCTATAGCATCTGTTTGTGCTAAAGATTCTTTTCCTAATAATAAATTATCTATATTATATCCTTTTTCTGTAAGTAATGATTTTACAAAACGATCATTTAAAGAAAAACCATATCCTATAGTTGGATCATATTTATAATTACCATCATCATTTAATGTTGCATATAATCCACTAGATCTAGCTGTTTCTTTTGTAAGACCTGTTCCTACACTTTCTATATTCAAAATAGGCGAATATACTTTTTCAAAAAAGCCACCTTCATTTTTTGCAATAAAATCAAAAAAAGGATTTGCTTTTAATAACTCATAATTAGATTCTTCCATAAGGCTCTCCATTTCTGTAATATTAGGATAATTAGCTCCTAATTTATTTTTCATATTATTTATAAGTATTTGCTCTTGTTGTAAATCTTGTATCATAGTAGAAAAACGATTATCAGACATATCCATAGATATTAAATTAAATGGAAACATTTCTGATTCATTTACTGCTCTTGCTATACTATCTGATATACCAGCAGCTCCACTTTGCAAATTCATAAAACCACCCATAATGTTTTCAATTATAGCATCAGCTGTTGGATTTTGTTTTAATTCTTCTTGTAAAAAACTTGGTAAATTAGATTTAAACTCTTTATATTTTGTATGAATAAAATCTGCTTTAAAATTGTCATATTGTAAATCTTGATATTTATCTGGTAATCTCATAGGTTGAAATCCTACTTCTGCTTGATTTGGGTGATATAAATTAGAAAACATACCATTGTTATCAAAATCAATAGATATTTGGTACTTAGGAAAAGGAGTAGAACTTCTGCTATCATAAGTAAACTTTACTCTACCTATTTGAATCATGTCTCTTATATTTTCATTATCTAAAAAATCATCTGTAATACCTAGTTCATCTCTTTGTTGTTTTGTTAATCCTAATAATCTATTTAATATTTCAAAAGTTGCATCATCTAATATTTCTTTTTCAGACATTCCCATTCTCATGTAATAGGCAAACATAGGTGGATTTGATATTCTAAGATCTGTCATTAACCACCCCTCACTACATATAAACCTTTGTTAGCCATTTCTTGGGTTATAACATTTATAAAATTTTTACTATTCATGTTAATCATATCTGGTGTAACTTCATTTGCAGTTTGAAAAGTACCCATTAAATATATTTCTAATAATGGTTTTATAATAGCGTTCATTTCTATTCTTTCTATTTCAATAGTTCTTTCATATGCATCACTATTAAATATACCATCAGCTAATGGCACATTAGTATCTAAGTATGAAGCTGAAACACCAAAGGTTGTAGTTGGTCTATTTTTTTCTTTTATTTCATTTATTAAAGAATCTATTAATGGATTAGATTCATCACTATATAAGTATGCATCTATTTTTTCTGATATAGCTGCTCTTGTTGGATTATCTTTATTTTGTGTTTTAAAAAACCAATTAGCCATATCTTGATCAGTAATAGAATCAGTATTTATTCTTGATATTCTATGATACTCTAAAAGAGTTCCTAACATTTCTTTATTTACATTATTAAAGTTATAAGCAAATCCATCTCTTGTATGCAAGTAGTGAGCTGTATGAGCTATTTGTTTTAGTTTAATCATTCCCTCTTCTGTTGTTGGATTTATATTCATAGCTCCATTTATAAAATTATCTAATTCTGGTATGCTAATATTATATCTAGCTGCATAAGTTGCTACTTGTTTTAATGCATTATTAGGAGCAAATTGTGTAACTGGATTACCTGTTACTGTATCTATTATTTGTTCTCCATTTGCATCTAAAGATGGTTGTTCAAAAAAAGACATAACTGGAAATGCTTCATCACTATCTATACCTAGTAATTTTTTTACTTGTTCTCTACCAATCATATTTTTTATCATGTTAATATCTTCTTGAGAATTTCCCATATATGTTGAATCTATTTTATTTATAGCTTGTAATGTTTTCATAGCTACAGCTTCTAAATTTTGTACATTTGCATCTGCTAAAGTAGATGGTTGAAATAACATAGCAGAAGAATGTATTACTTGACCTATCGCTTTCTTTCTTTCTAAATCTCTTACTTGTTCACTACTAAAATTATACAGAACACCAAGATCTGAAATATTTGTAGTTGTGTGTTTTGATGGATTTGTAATTAAATCATCACTATAAAAACTAATTATTTGATCTCTATTTGTTTGTTGAATAAAGTTTGCTTTTAAGTTTGCGTCAGCAAAAGAATTTATATAATTTTTTTCCCAGGTTTTTACTTCTTTAAGTATTGCAGCTCTATCATCTTTAAAATCTTCAAAAGTTAATGATGAATTACCTTGATATTCTTGTTGAGCTGGATTGTTTAAATATGCATTATCTAAATCTAATAATTCATTTTCTAAATCTAATATTGCTTGTACATTATTAATATTAAAATCTTCTCCACCCTCAGTACCAGTGATTAAATCATCATATCTTGTGTCAATTAAATGTTTTCTTTCATTTATTATTTTTGCTAATTCAAATTTTATTTGTATATTTTTTATAAAATCTTCTGTTGTATCTAATCCAGATAATTGTTCTGGATAAGCTGAATTTCTAAGAGAAGTATAATTTTTTTCTATTTCTTTTATTCCTGGTAAAACATATGTATTAAAATAATTATCTACTTTGTCTAAATCTTTTCCATACATATCTAATTGAAAATTATTTATTAATTCATCAACATTGTTATTTATTAAATCTCTTGTATTAATAAAATCAAAATTAATTTTTCTAGTAAATATTTTTTCTCCCTCTCTTGCAGCTTCCATACTTGCAAAACTTTTTGTCCAATCTTTAAATCTAGTAGGAGCTTTATCTACTAAGGTTTTTATGTAAGCATCTGTTTTATTTGTAAAACCAGCTGGATCACTAAAATGATCTCTACCATATTGTTGTATAGATTTATAAACCTTAGATTTTACATCAGCTTCATATTTTACTGATTCTAGTTCTGCTTGTCTTTTTGCAAAAAAATCTAATTGTTTAGATAGTGTTAATCCTATTTCAGATACTATATCTCCAGTTGTACCACGAACAACACCCATACGATTAGATACTGATGAGATAGATACTACGTTTCTTCTTTTATCTGTTGTTAAAGCCATTATGAATAATATTTCTTTTGGGCATACCCAGTTGTTAATTGTGCTAAAGCACTTGTATATCCACCAAATACAATTTGTTTTTCTCTTAAATTGTTTTCAAATATTTGTGAATTATATTTATTTTGCACATTACTTCCCATAAGTCTAATATTTGCAATATCTTTAGTTGCTTTCTTTTGTGCTTGTTTATTAATATTTAAGAAACTCATACTATCATCTAAATATCCAGATATAGAATTATATGCAAAATTATTTGCAATAGCTTCTTTTAATATTTCTCTTCTAAAATTTTCTTCTTCTAATGCTTTTAGTTGAGCTAATTTTTTTTCTGTTTCTATTCTGTAGTTTTCTCTAGCCATAGCAGCTCTTTGTGCCTGGACACTAGAAACTGTGCTTACAGCACTTATTGCACTACTTGCTAAAAATAATGTTCCAGCACTAGCCATTACGCAAATTGTATCTCCATAGCTACACCCAATACCTTAAGTGGTAAGGGATCATTTTGAGATATAGTTATAGTAGGACTTTTACTATATCCCAAGAAATTAAATTCTTTTTTATCAGTTACTGGTGTAATATCTGTACCAGCTGTAAAGTTTACTTGTTGTATAACTAATTCTTTTGCAGATAGATCTTGAGCTTTCA